GCGCCGCTCGCGCTCTTCAAGTTGGCGGGCAACTTCGCGCGCCAGTGCAGTGGCATCCATGCCGGGTGCGGCATGGACGTGGATGACGTAGCTGTTGCCGCCTGCAGGCGCGCTGGCGGCGCGCACGGGGGCCGACAGTGGCGCACGGCTGTCGATCGCCGTTACCGGCGCTGTGGCTGTTGCCAAGGCCAGTCCAGCACCCACCGCCCGCATCCGGTTGCCGAGCGCCGTCACCGCCTGCACAGGCGCGCTCTGGCCGCGCTGCAGGCCCACGGTGAGGCCCTGCATGGTGAAGTCGCCTAATTGGGCAAACACGCGCGAGGGGCTGTGGATGCCCAGCAAGCCCTTGAAGCGATCGATCACGCCGCTGCCGACGCTGGCGATCGCATCGCCGGCGGTGCCGAGCTTGGAGCGGATGCCCTGGACAAGGCCGCTGATCATGTCCGCGCCGGCCTGCAGCATGCGGGCTGGCCAGTTGGCCAGCTGCAGGTTGATGCCGGCCCACAGCTGCAGCAGCCCTTGGCGGATGCGATCGCCGTTGCCGGTGAACACGCCCACGATGAGCGACCACGTGCCCTGGACGGTTTGCCATACGCCGCCGAGAATCTGCTTGACCACCGGCAGCACGAACACGAACGCCTGCACCAGCCAGCCGATCGCCTTGACGGCCAACTGAAGCTGGGCGACCAGCACCGCGCCCAGGATCTGCCCGAAGCCGCGACCGGCCTGCGTTGCACCGTGCAACTGCGCGGTGGTGGCCTCGAACGGCATCAGCAGCTGCTTGACCCACGCCCAGGCCTGGCCCATCGCCGCCGCCACGGTGTCCCACACGGGCCCAAGCGGCGCGAGTGCGGCCTGCAGTTCGGCCAGCACCGGCGCGGCGACATCGACGATGCCCTGCCAGACGCCGATGGCGAAGGCCTTGATCGGCCCCCAGTACTTCCACACCAGCAGCGCCACCGCAGCGACGGCCGCACCGATCGCCAGCACCGGCAGGCTGACGCCGCCGAGCAGCGGCAGCAGCAAGCGCGCACCGTTGGCGAGCATGGGCAGCACGCGGCCGCCGAACGCCAGCCCCTGCCGCAGCAGCGCACCGAAGCCGCCACCGCCCGACAGCAGCGCCACGGCACCGTGGATCTGCGAAAACGCCATCGCGGCCACGCCGCCGGCCACTAGCAGACCGCCCAGGATGGTCAGCAACGCAGCGCCGCCGATGACGACCTTGGCGATCGCACCCACCAGCGCAGGATTGGCGCGGATCCACGTTGTGACCTGGCCGACCACGGCAGCGGTGCGCTCGGTCAGTTGCTTGAACTGCGGCAGCAGGGTCTGGCCGATCGATTGCGACACCACCACAGCGGTGTTCTTCAGCAGCTGCAGCGAGTTGGCCGAGGTGGCCACGCGCGATGCGTACTCAGCCGACATCGAGCCGCCGTAGCGCTGCGCATCGGCCACCTTGGCGAAGTTGCCCTGCAGCAGCTCCAGATTGGTCAGCAGCGGCGCGATCGCACCGATCGACTCGCGCCCGAACAGCTGCGTCATGGTCGCGGCCTGCTCGGCCTTGGGCAGTGCGCGCAGCTTCTGCAGTACCGACATGATGGCCCCGCCGGCATCCTTCTGCATGACCTGGGCCATGGCCGTGGCCTTGATGCCCAGCTTGTCGAACGCCTCGCGCTGGCTCTTGGTGGCCGACTCGCCCGATGCCAGGGTGAGCAGCATGTTCTTGATGCCGGTGGCCGAGACTTCTGACTCGATGCCCATGCCGGCCACCGTGGCGCCCAGCGCGGCCAGCGGCCCGCTCTGCAGGCCGGCGACCTCGCCCAGGGCACCGATGCGGTTCACCACCGCGCTGATCTTGTTGACGCTGGCAGGTCCCGTGTTGCCGAGGTTGTTGATCTTGTCGGCCAACACGACGACCTCGGCCTGGCCCATGCGGAAGGCGGTGCGCCAGGTCGCCATGGTCTGGCCGGCTTCCTCGGCGCTGCTGTCGAAGGCCACGCCCATCTTGGCCGCGTCCTCGGCAAAGCGGACCAGCTCCTGGCGCGGGATGGCAGCCTGGCCGGCCGCCGCCACGATCTTGGCAATCTCGGCCGGCAGCATGGGCAGGCGCATCGAGAGGTTCTCGACATCGCGCCCCATCTGCGCGAACTGCTGCGGCGTGCTGAAGTCCACGACCTTGCGCACATCGGCCATGGCTGACTCGAATTCCATCGCATCGCTGATCGGCAGTGCGGAAGCGCGCAAGGCGCGCTGACCGGCGAAGGCCATGCCGGCGCCGTAGGCGCTCGCCTGCAGGCCGGCGCTTTGAATGCGCGCACTGCGGCGTTGTGCCGCGTCGATCGCCGCCAAGCGCTGCTGCTGGGCGCGCATTGCAGTGTTGGTGCTCTCGATCTCGCCGCGCAAACGGCGCTCATGCGTGACCAGCTCGCGCGTACTGATCCCGGCCGTTTCCAAGCGACCCCGCAGGCGCTGCAAGCCGGCCTCCTGCGCACCGTGCGCGGTCTTGAGTTCGCGCGCGGTGCGCACAGCGCGCTCGAACTCAGCATTCATGGCAGCGGTAGGCGTGCCGGTCGCCTTGATCTGCTGGGCGAGCGTGCGCACCGATTGCCGCTGCGCATCGAGCGCGGCCTTGGCGCGCTGCGCCGTGGCCACCTGCTCGCGGTAGGCGCCGATATCGCGGTGCTGGCTGTTGAGCTGACGCAGCGCGTCGCGCTGATTGCGCAGTGCGGTGGCAACGCCACGGCTGCCACTGAGTACACGTTTGAACGGGCCGGTGGCGCGATCGACGGCGGCCAGGATGACCTGCAGGCGCAGGTTGTCAGAGGCCGCCATTTAGGCGGCCTCGGGATTCGGGTGGGGCATCATTCGGCTCCGCTTCGCAGGCGGGCACGCTCGCGCCACGCCGTGAGTTCGTGCAGCGACCAGCCGTCCATTTCAGACGGCGGCCAGTGGAAGATGGCCGCGATGTCGGCCATCGCATCCTCTACGCAGTCGGAAAATCCGCTTCCCTCTGTGCCTTCGGCAAGAAAAAAACCTGTACCTCCTGGCCTACCGCCAGCAGGTCGGCCGGATCCATTGCGTTGACGTCGGCGGTGGTCAGCGTGGGCGAAGAAATGCGCGGCAGCAGCGTTGCCAGTGCGGTGACATCCAGCTGCAGCACGTCGGTGAGCTTGAGGCCGCGCAGCTCACCCGCACCAGGCTTGCGCACCTTGAGGTCGGTGATGGTCTGCTCGCCGCGCACGATGGGCTGGTCGAGGGGAACGGCTGGGGAAAATGTCGGAGTCATCGCAAGGTCTCAGGGCTGTGGCCTGGCAGCGCCAGGCCGGAAGGGTCAGGCGCCGATAGCGCGGCGTTGGGCGGCAAGCAAGTCCACGCCGTTGACGATCTCGGTCATGTTGACCAGATCGATCTCGATAACGGTGGCGCCGTTGATGGTCAGCTTGTAGTAGCTGGCCGAGGTCTTGACCGAAAACTCGGTGTCATCACCGGACTTGCCAGTGCCCGGATCAATCTCGCTGTGGCGGCCGCGCACGACCACTTCCACCGCATCCACCTCGGCGGTGTCGTCGCGCTGGTAGGCGCCGGCAAAGCGCAGCTGCACGGCGTTGTGCGTGGTGGCGCCGTACTGATTGAGCACGCCGCGCATCATGCCGCCGCACTTCCATTCGAGCTCGATCTTCTCCTGCCCGAAGTCGATGTCGACCGGGCCATTCATGCCGCCGCCACGGTATTCCTCCATCTTGCGGGTCAGCGTGGGCAGCTTTACTTCGACCACTTGGCCGAGATAGCTCTCACCGTCGTTAAACAGGTTGAGCGCCTTGAGTTTCTTGGGCAACGCCATGGGGTTCTCCGGGAATCAGATCGGTGCGTTACGCGTTGACGCGCTCGGCGAAGTCGGCCAGGTAGCTGGTGGTGATCTTCTGGTACAGCTGCAGGTTCTCTAGCGGCGGCACCGGTGTGTAGTCGTAGTCGATGCGCAGTGCGCCATCGGCGAGCGTGGTGGCGCTGTTGACCGTGCCGTCGTACCAGGCGTTGGCATCGATCAAATAGCCGGACGACTTCAGATCGCGGAACTTGGCATTGATCGTTTCCAGCAGGTCTTTGACCAACGAGGGATGCATCGGCTTGTCGACGTAGAACGCCACGCCCTCGGCGATGGTATCGGCCAGGATCTGTGCGGTGCGCGTGGCCGTCTCGAACGCGAACATCGTGTCTTCCGCGCACGTGCGCGATCCCCAGAAGCGCTGGCCGTTGAACGTGACCAACGTGGTGATGTCGCCCTCATTGAGCACGCCCGCATCGGTCGCCGGATCCTGCAGATCCCAGTGCACGTCCTTGGAGATGCCGGTGACGCCGGCCACCGGCACGTTGGACAGGCTCTTGTGCCAGCCTTGCTCGGTGTCGATCTTGGCGCGTAGGCCGAGCGCACGCGCGGTGGCATACGCGGCGGTCGTGGTGCTGGTGGCAGTGTCGAAGGCCAGGAAGTCCGGCCAGATCAGCATCAGCTCGCGGTCGCCGAACTCAGCGCGGTAGGTGATGGCATCGGCGACGCTCTCGGCGACCGGGCGCACGTAGGCCATGGCGCGCAGTTTCTTGGCAATCGTCGCCAATGCTTTCGCCACCGGCAGCGTATCTAGACCCGGTGCGCCCAAGATGCGCGGGCGCACGCCGAGCTGCGCTTGCGCGGCGAGCAGCGCATACAGGCCAGTGTAGCCGCTGGGCTTGGCCTCGCCGATGACATTGCTAGTGGTCTTGGCCGCGTCCTCGTCTTCGGCGACACGCACGACGATGGTCACCGGGTTGGTCTGATCGGCGATGCCCTGCAGCGTGGCGCGCAAGGTGCCCTTGGTGCCGGCGCTGGCGATCGCACCCAGCACATCGGTGATCAGCACCGCCTTGTTGAGTGGAAAGACCTTCTCATCCGCATCGGAAGCCGTGGCGACCAGGCCGACGACAGCAGTGGAGACGGTGCGGATGGTGCGCGTGCCTGCGCTGACTTCGATGACGCGGACGCCGTGGTGGTAGGCAGTGGACATAGATTCCTCGATCAGGACGAGCGGAAGCGGAGCGGAATGGTCAGGCGTGCGCGCGCATTGGCGGGTGCAACGTCGGTGCGCTGGCCCTCGATGGTCAGCACGAAGTTGCCGGGTGCATCGCCGACGACCAGGCCGACGCGTGTCAGGCGCAAGCGCGGCTCCCAGCGCATGAGCGCGGTGGCGGTAGCGCCGTAGAGCAGCGTGCGGGTGGCGCCGTTGAATGGCTGGTCGATCAGTTCGGGCAGCAGCGAGCCGAAGTCGCGGCGGTGCACGCGCGTGCCGATGGGCGTGGTGAGGATGCAAGCGATCGACTGGGCCAGGTGCTGGTCACCTTCGATCAGCCGACCGGTGTTGGCATCCACACCGATCACTGCGGGCCCGACGTCCCCCCATCCTGAGTAGCGGTCGGGTTTAGAGTCCGGAGCTGATGATATCGGTGTTTGCCAGATGTTGGGCATAAGCGGACGGCGTCATGCCGCCGATTGCGTTCTTGGGTCGGTGCTCGTTGTATTCGCGTCGCCAGCGTTCGATCTCGGTGCGGGCGTGCAGCAACGTCGGGAACCAGTGCTCGTTGAGGCATTCATCGCGTAGCCGGCCGTTGAACGATTCGACGTAGGCGTTCTGGTTTGGTTTGCCCGGCTGGATGAGCCGTAGCTGCACACCCCGGTCATGCGCCCAGGCAACCATCGCTTTGCCGCAAAACTCCTTGCCGTTGTCGGTGCGGATCACCTTCGGCAAACCGCGACTATGTGCCAACCGATCCAGCACGCGCGCAACGCCGTGCCCGG